GACGACGAATGCGTTCCAATGGATTTTGCCCCGAATGATATTCTTTCCCCTCAATATCTGGCCGATTACGTGCACCGTTACACGTATCTTAAAACTTCCTCTAATAATAACGATGAAGACTCGGAGAAAGTAGAAACGCCGTTATCCTTCGTGTTTGCATTTACGTCTTCCCAAAATAGTAAATATCCTTTCGGTTCTGTGTTACCTTACACCTCTGACGCCGAAGAGGTTATATTAAGAGACGGAAGCAAGCATACAATGTCGCTATTTTTTCAATATGATAATGGCCTGTTTTTTAACTTCTGGAGGAAATACGACGCTATATTAAGACATTCATTCAATAAGATAGAGGCAAACGTTTTGTTACCGGTTCACCGGCTTACGGGTATGGATATCTTAACACCGGTAATACTTCGAGGACAATATTTACTTTTTGACGGGCTTTCTTATTCTCTTCCGGCAAATAAGATTCTACCCGTTGATCTGACATTAAGAACACTCCGGTTGATTGGTCCGTACGATTTGGATAAGGAACAGGAAACACCCGTTTTTGGTTCCAGGCTTTTTACGTGGGAATTTATAAGTTCAAATATAGAAACAGCCAAAGAAAATGAAAGGAACAGGATTTTACAACAGGCGAGGGATGAATGGAACAAAAGGCCGACCGCTGTGAACGAAATGAAATCAATAACTTACTCGCTTGACGGATATACAACTCGTAATGATGATAAATACTTGGTTGAAAACTATCCCCAGGAAGCGGGAATTACATTACAAAGGAACTATAAATGTAAAGCGACAGCAATAATAAGTATTTACTACGAGCCTGGAAGTTTTACTCCCGGTACATATCGGGATGTTACGTATGAATCCGAATTTGAATATACAGATACTTTTGTTTCTGTTGTCTATTCCGGTTAATCCCGTCCTTTATTCTTCCTTTGATAAACCCAACTTTTGCACCATGGAAAAGCAGAATAACATCGTACTTGCCCCGTGCGCCACACAGGTAACGGAGCTTTATAATTTATGGAGGGAAAACCATACGGGCCGGCTTACGGACTTTTATAAGTTTATGGTAAACCCTTCGGCTGCCAGGGATCGCTTTATATCCTCTCTGGAGGCGCAGCATGAGTTAATCGGAAGTTTTATCGTAACCAAAACAGCAATACAATGAGTGCCAGCGACGAAGCTTTAAAGGTGAACATATATCCGACGGGAAATGCCTTTACGCGTAATCCTATTTTTCTGTCTGTATCATCCTATTCTATGGCAACATACAGTATCAGAATGAATAATGAGGAAATTTTCAAAGGAAACGGAATCGGGGAATTTCGTGTTAATATAGCCGAGATTGTCGAAACCGGAATAGCAAGTACACCGATTTTACCGGATAATACGGAGCCTCTGCTTGCCGTTTCCGGTTTGTCGGCCAAAGTAACTATACATGTGGTTAATGAGGGGGAAGAAGAATATAACCTGTCTTTTACAGCCTGGAAAGGGGGAATTTCCAAGAAAGAGTTTAAACGTCTTCGAAATATGGGGACTGATATATTTTCTTTGAAGTTCTTGAATGAATCCTGCAATTTCTTTTTTACCACCCGGAGCAATGACTGGCGTATAACGATGCGCGAGACGGAACTTTACCCGCTCTGTTTCATCTATCCGGGACACGAACTGAAAATAACGGAACTTCTTACCGGTCAAAGCCTTGCAGTACCAGGTACGGCAGGGAATTTCTACGCCTTGAACCTGGAGGCCGTAAGACTTAAATTCTTTACCGATTACGGGGTACTGGCTAACCTTTTTGACGTGTATAGCGGTGATACGTTTGCTCTCCGGATCGGGATCGAACAAAGCCCGACGGTTCGCGAGCGTTACCGGCTCCGGTTCCTGAACAGTTACGGGACTTACGAAGTGTTTTCCCTGGAAGGCGAGGCAAGCGTAACTCCCGGCATGGATGAAGACGAAGACGCTGTTTTCCGGCGTTACGATGAAATTACCGATGATTATTATTCGGATCGCATACGGACGGAGATACAGGAAGCTGTAACGATTAAGACGGGATTCAAACGCCCGCAGGAAATACGTTTTCTTCTTGATCTGCTTTCCTCTGATGATGTTTACCTGGCAGGTTACGGCCGGGAAGAAATAAAAGTCATTCCTTCGGCGGAAGAGTTTTCTTACCGTGTCCGTCCGGACGCACCGCAGAACGTGACGTTAAAACTCATGTTTGCCGACAAAGAGTCCAACTGGACGGGAGAAATTACGGAAAGCGGCTACCGGAAACCGAGGGTTCATTCCAAAGAGTTTAGTAAACAATTTAATTAATGTATCTATATGGCAACACAGGAGTATATCGATGATCTTATTATAGTCATTGAAACCGCGGAGGACGCGGAAAGCGTTACTAACCAAATGGTGGCGGCGGTTCTTGGCTTCTTGAACGAACACCTGAAACTGGTTTCCCAGGGTAAGGAAGTCGAGGCGGAGGAAACCGCCCGCATTGCCGCCGATGCAGCATTACAGAAGGCTATAGACGCCGTTTCTTTACGTATCGACCGACTTGTCGGTAACAACGCTTCGCAGGCAATCGACAACTTTAACGAGATTCTTAATTTTCTGAACGGGCTTAAAGACAGTGATTCGCTTGCCGCATTGCTGGCTGATATTAACGCCCGTATCGGCAGTGAAGACGGTTCGGAGAGTGAAGACGGTTCCCTTTGGGGAAAACTGAAAAGTTTGTCCCAGGATATAACCAGTTGTTCCGATGACATAAGCACATTGCAGATAGACCGTGACAAAATGAAACAGGGGTTACAGGAAACGGACGGGCGTCTGTCTTCCACCTTTACCAATGTAAACAACCTTTTGAACGCCGGTACCGTTTATAGTGATCTGTCGGGGGTATTTGCAACATTGAAAACGGCGGGAAAGATTAACAATGTACGGAAAAACGGTGTAATCCTTTCTTTTCTTACTGCCGACGGCTGGGTGACGAAACAATTTAGAGGTAATCCGGACACGGATTTTGAAAATGTCGAAAAGTGGGAGGATTTCGGCAGCGGCGGTTCGGCCGGCGGGAATACTTATAACGTAACCGGTAACATACCACTTGCAGAAGGTTTCTATACTCTTGCTTCCGCCATTGCCGCGGTACCGGAAAAACAACGCGGCCAGGGACGTGTTATCACCTTTGAAACATCGCTCGGTAAATGGGAGACGTGGCAATTTACCGGAACCGATCCGGCTGTCTGGGATCAGGAGGCGAGCTGGGAAGAGTTCGGCGGCAAAGGAACGGTAAAGAGTGTAACGGTAAACGGCGAGAAGCAGACGCCGGACGCGG